TTCTCTCATTACGCTCCTTAATAGTCTTCATTTTTTCGTATAGTTCATTGAGATTCATATCCTCAATTTTACCATGACGAATTAGTTTTTGGTCTATATAAAATCCAGCAGCTTTGCCTCTAGCTATTTCAGTAGTAGCAGCTGCGGCTAGATTCTTACCGTCTTTTTTTCCTTGGTCCCTAATCTTACCTAACTCAGTAATATGATTATCAAATGTGATGTCATATTTTTCCCTTACTTCGTCTCGTAGCTTTTCGATGTAAGCGCATATTAGTGGGTAGTATTTTGGGTTAGTTAGCTTTGAAAACTGCCTAGCATCTTCGCTGAATCCAGCCAGTTTATAAGCCTCCGTTTTAGTTATAGGCATCCCCTCAACTCCATAGACCAGTAGTTGTGCAAATTTAATCTGTTTAGGTGTTAATGCTTTGGGTAATCCCATAATGTTGCAACTATATAATATTTCTTGTATATTGCAAACTAGAATGTTAAACGGAAAGTCATTCAGACAAGCTTTGGATAAGTTTTTTCTAAGCCCGACAAGTGGTGAAGCACGGGTTCAGATTCAATTACCTAATGGCCAGATGATGGACATTAAGGAAATTAATCTATTAGAAAACAGAGTTATTGGCGATCGAGAGACCCATAGATTGGTCATCGTAGCCGAACCAGAAAGAGCTCGTATGGGTAAAATAATTGGTAAAATTTAACAGTTTAGGTAGTGGTGAATTCTAGAAGAATCTCAAAACTTCCTGAGCGAAAACTTTGGAAGAAATTAAAAGATGAAACTCCCACAATTTCGTGGACCAGACTGGAAAACTGGGCTTTATTTGGCACTCCTGATTTATTGGGCTACGCTCCTTCTGGGAACTTTTTCACTGTTGAGTTAAAATCTACTACAGCTACAAATCACTATAAAGTGAGGTTCTCTCCTCACCAGATTTCTTTTCATATTAAACATAAAAAAAATACTTTTGTCCTTGTTGCTTGTGCCCTGGACCAGCTTGTACGCTTGTACCCTGGTTCACGGATCTTAGAGCTTGTGGACTCAGGGACCCGGCTTGAGCCCTTGGCTTGTGGCTTGAAGGCTTGCGCGCGCGTGCTCGAGCGCTTGTAATCTGAACCCGAACTGGTTCCGGTTTGGAAGTGTAGTTTAGAATCATTCTAATGTTTGGGGTATGTGACATTGCTCACGCTCCGGTCCCAGCATGCTCTGCAGTCGCGGCAGCTGTTGCCCTGATCCAGGGCCGGACAGGTCTTGCTTGAGCTATTAACGCTCGACGTCCACGGCCAGAATTTCACCGGCTGTTGATCAATCATATGTGAGCTCATTCTAATAATTAAATTTGACGGTATTATGTCAGGATCCATGAGCTTAAGCATGCCGGCTTCCCGGGTCGGGAGCCAGTGTTGCGTTGACGGTGTAAGCTTGCACACTTCAAAAATTTTTTTAAGATGCTCGGGCCCTTGCAGGTCTCCTGAGTCATGCCATCTGAACCAGGGCGCATCATCGATTAATACAACCATAGCGCGAATCCAGTCCGGATGGTTCAGACTCTTCAGTCTTCTATTTAATGCAGCTTGTACATTGGAAAATCTATACCGGCCCTTCAGGGCATAGCAGCCCGCGCACACTGAGCCCGGCACCTTCACCAGCTTCTGGCCTGTTATACATTGACTGGCCGGCAGGTTATACGCTGGACCAGGCATTTTGGAGGGCTTCGACAGCCCTCCGGTAATTTCTCTAGCTTCTTTTTTTAACATTTTTTCTTAACCTTCAGGCCCTGTTGTACAACAAACCACAACGCTCTGAAGTCTTTCATCGGCATGTCTTTAATCTCCTGAGCCAGTGATGGTCGGGATCTCTTCACTTGTTTTACTAGTTTCTTTTTTATATCTTTCATAATACCATCCTACTAAATCCCAGGTCCATTGTCAACGGTGCTTGGAGCTTGCCGCTTGTAGCTTTTAGCTGATCCGGGAATCCTGAGGCTTGGAGCTTGAAGCTTCTGGCCATTGATCAGGATCCGGGGACCGGACCTCGTCCAGGCATTGGACATAATCTTTAATTCTAACGCGATGGTTGCCAGCTGTTGCGGTGTTGCGTGACTTACTTCTAATGTGAATTTTTTCATCTTATTTCCTCTGAAATGTTATTGACGCCTCCCTGATGAATGAGCGTTGTTATTTTATTATCAGGCATCACGACTTTTAATGATTTCGAAAATCTTTTTATTTGATTACAAATAAGATTATTCGTTTTTTCCGTAATGTCCTTTTTGTGGCTAACTCTTACAATGTATTTAGTGATCATTTATCCTCCTTTGTTATTTTCTACTTTAGAATCATTCTAAAGTGGTCAAGCATCTTATGGCAAGCGGTCGTCACCGGCTGGCTGAGCCA